GACATGGTTTTTCCACTATAAATATATAAAGTACTACAATACTATTTATGGAGTTCAAAAACCAATGGAAAACTCAACAGCTAGTAATCCACTAGCCAAACATTTTCGCCAACCCAGCATCTTTTTACGTTTACCTAGCGGTGGACGATTCTATCCCGACGGCACGTTGGAGTTAAATATCACTGGTGAAATTCCAGTATATCCAATGACAGTTAAAGATGAATTACTCTTAAAAACGCCTGATGCGTTGTTAAACGGTAATAGTATGGGCGAAATGATACGTAGCTGTTGCCCCAGCATCAAAGACCCATGGAGTATTCCAGCTATTGATCTAGATCCTATCTTTATTGCTGTTAGACTAGCTAGTTACGGGCAAGGTATGGATATTTCTAGTAATTGTACACATTGTGGAACAGAAAATGAAAGCACGGTTGACCTGCGTAACTTACTAGACAGCTTACCAAGTTTATCTAATTTAGATAATTCTGCTAAATTTAAAGATTTAACGTTTGAATTAAAACCACAGACGTTTGCTGATTTAAATCTGTCTAGTCTTATGCAGTTTGAACAACAAAAATTACTAGCCACAGTTAGCAACAGTGAACTAGCCCCCGAAGACAAACAGCGTATGTTTGAAGAGAGCTTTAAAAAACTCACTGATTTAAATATCGAATCGCTAGTAGCCTGTATACGAGGAATTAGAACAGAGGACGGCGAAACAGTCTATGATCAAAAATTAATTAAAGAATTTTTAATCAATACAGATCGTCAAACATACGATACAATACACGAAATGGTGTTAAAGTTTATAGGAGTCAATGCTGTTCCTCCTGTAGAGTTAACCTGCAATGAATGTGCTAAACAATACAAAGTTAATTTGGAGTTTAATCAATCAAATTTTTTCGGTTAAGGCTTTTGACCCTAAGTAACGACCAAATTATCGAAGAACTAGATAATATGGAAAAGGAAGCAAAAGCCCTTAAAGATGATGTGTTAAGAATATGTTGGTATATGCGAGGTAGCATATCCTATGATGATGGTATGATGTTAAGCCCAGTTGACAAGGAACTCATCAATAAGATTGTTAAAGATAATCTAGAAACAACACAGAAATCAGGAATGCCATTCTTCTAAAGGTAGTTATCCTTAAAGTACTAACTAATATCAAAGGCTATATCATATAGTCTTTTTTATTGTCTACTACTTTTAGATGTCTACGACATCTGCTTTATCGCTATCGCTCTAAAGCCTTTTCTTCTATTCTGTTAACTCTAATTTACTTTGAATTACTGTATGTTCTTAAACGTTATCATCCAGATATCAGTCACAATTTACCTATCCGAGGCAAATTGCAACCGCCGCATCATCCGAGTACTGCGTCACACTAACTATAAGAGATTGTAATCACATACACGGAAGCGGTCAGCCTGTACTCCCTACTCTAGATTTATCTGGCGGTAGCTCATATAGCCGTAGTTAGCCAGCTATAATTTTGCTCTCGGGTTGGTCTGTTTCAGAGCCCGAATCATTTGGTTTTTACACCTAATTGAGTTGCCTTGCCGTCATGTGTGTAGTCTTATCTACACGTTCCACGTGCGGTACTTAAACGTAGCACGATCTCCTCATGACACAGTATTAACTGCGATATTGGCTAATAGTTTGTTACTTTGTAATCTTTAAGTCTTTTACGGAATTTTTACCAAGTTTTAATTGAATAATGCCGTTGTAGTTGTTTTCACGCAACAAGACATCTTCCTTAAATTGGTAATAGGCTTCCAAGTAATTAGTTTCGCCTCTTGAGCTACACAGATGTATAATCTCACGAGTAAATTTCTCTTTGCCTAGTTGCTCAATATCTTCTATTAAGCGGTGTGATGAGCCCCAATAATCTTTCCAGTCTGTTTCTATGACTTCGTGTCGTTTATTTTTCTTGCCTTTTAGAGGTGGTCTCTTTTTGATGGTAGTAAAGTATTTGCGGCCGATGTAATCGTGCCCGTTGGTCGTATTAGTGATTCTATATATAAAGCCATAATAATTTTGAATATCCTCAGAGTTAAATATTAAACCATTGTACGTCCAAGGATATTCATATGCCATAATACTATTTATTTCGCAGCCATTGCGTTTTTCTTCTCTTGGATTTCTGCACGACGAGCTTTAGCTAATTTAGCTAAATCACCTAATGCGCCACGAGCACGTGCCGCTGCTGCCTTAACGCCCTTTTCTTCAAACTTTGCGCTTTCGTCTGTGTATACTGCTACTGCTGCTAAAATATCTTCATGAATAGACATAATTGTCTCCTTGTTAAATTACCATTCGGTGGCGTACTGCTGATTTACCACTGCTTTATTGCATTTAGTCCTACATTCAGCCAGAGAAAAAATTTCAAATTCTTCACTCCAAAACTCGTCATATAGAACCTCGTTTAATGATCTTTGATTCAGATCGAACTTCTTCTTACTTACATCTAACCACTCGTTGTTGTGTGTGTATCTGTTTGCTACCCAACAGCAAGGAAACAAATGTCCTTGACTGTTGATAAACAAACCTTTATTACCAATACCACACAACGGAGTTACTTCGCCAAACGTTTCTGCTTGGTTATACAATTTTAAATTAGTTTTGCTACCTATAGAGCTTTCGCTACGTTCATTAAACCGCGTAAACACACGTTGGAATCTATAGTTGCTGCTAATTAATTCGTCTACGGGCTGTAGTTGATCACCTTCCGGGTATATACTATACACTTTACGGAACTTTGTACTTAAAGTCAACTGAAATTGATCAAACCCTAGTTCTTTGGCTAATAATTTCATATCAGCTAGCTTATCCTGATTAAAACTAAAAGCAATGGCATCCCAGGTCATGTAAACATGGCTACTATTGCGCAAGGTAGTTATACCTTGTACGATGCTGGCCCAATCGCTATTGACGCGATACTGTTCGTTGCTGGATTGGTCCCACCCGTCTAAACTAAAATGAATATGATCATCCTGATCTAACGCCTGTCCTAGTCTAGTCCACCAATCTATGTGCTTATAGCTACCGTTGGTAACAATAACAAACTTAACTGGTTTAACGCTTTTAACATATTCAATTACAGCTATTAGATCATGCGCATATATTGGATCACCGTCATCACCACAGAACGTGATCTTTTCTACGTTGGATTCGATAAACTCTGGTGTGAAGTTCTTTTTAAAGAAATCTAAACTTAGTTCAGTGTTGACTAAGGTATCAGGCACTTCTGTACGGGCACAGCGTGGACATTTTAATGTACACTTGCTAGATATTTCTATGTGCCAATGCCATGTTGCTAACTTCATTTAACATCTACGTCTGTGTTATATGTTGTAAACCCGTTTTCCTTAACCACTGTAAGAATATTGTTTACACGACCTGCTAGTTCATCTTTATGCGAAACAAGCCATACACTTTTATTACTTTCACGGGTCATTTTCTTAAGGATAGCCAAAGCATTTTCAACACCCGATGTATCCATGCCCGAATCAACGAGCTCATCAATGAACAATAAGTTAATTGGTTGATATAAACTTTCCCATACATCACGGAATGCCCATGACAAACTAAGGATAAGTCTGTTACGTTCACCACGACTTAAGTTATCAAAATCTAACTCACGACCCAGTTCTTGTATTTCTACACTTAGATCGTTTAGGAACTTAACGCTGTGCGGTAAGCCAATCTTATCTAAGTAATAGCCTAGGCGAGCATTTAAGTAGCTTAAGTTCTGATCGATAATACGTTTACGTATAAATGAATCTTTGTTTGTTAGTAATTTTAATAGGAACTCTTGGTGTTCTTTAACACGCATCAGTTCGTTCATTACTGCGTAATCAATCTCAGCAAGGGCAGTTTGTTTCATTTCCTCAATCTGCTCATCATAAGGATCGGTTTCTGCTACCTTGCTTGCTAATTGTGTTTGTAGGCTTGCTACAGTACTACGATGGTGGATAGCATCCTCTTCCTTATCATAGAACACCTTAGGAGGCACACTCAACACACCTAATTCTTGTTTAGCTATAGTCAATGCTTGTAGGTCCGATTCATGTTGGGTGTGTAATACTTGCACTTCACGGAGGTTGCCTTCTTTAACTTCCAGCATTTCAGAGTGCTTATCATCGTGTAGGTCTTGACCGCAACTGCTACACTTATGATCACGTAGTAACGCAATATCTGCCTCTAATTTTTGTATATTTTTAGTTTCACGGGTTAGGTCTTGATCAGCACGCTGAATAGCCTTGTCTAAATCGGCGATGTCTTTGCGTTTGTTATTGTACGCAGTTAGTTCTTTGTGTGCTTGAATTTCTGTATCAATATCAATCTTTAGTAGCTCATCTAACGCAATTTGTAATTTACTTACATCTTCTGCGTACTTAGTAGTCCACATAGTTTGTCGACGTTTTAGGCTGTCGATTTGCTCTTGAATACGGCCATTTGCGTCAGTAATCGCCTTAATATTGAACTCTTCTTGCTGAATTGCATCCTTGGTAGCCTTGCCCTGCTCTTTCAGCGAATCGGCTTTTTCCGACAACAAAGTAATACCCAACAACTGTTCGATGATAGTACGCTGATCATTGGCCCTAAGACTCAAGAATGGCTCAGTATATGTATTAAGTGCTACAATGTGCTTAAACATATCGTGACTCATACCTAGCAAGCGTTCGATCTCATGCTGGGTTTCACGGCTATCACCTTGACTGTTATCGTCTTTAGCTTCTTGTTCTTGATCACCAATGTAGAACTTAAGTACATTACTCTTACGACCACGTTCGATCTTGTAGTCAACTCCATTAACTTCGAACTCAATAGTAACTAACATATTCTTAGCGTTAGTTTTATTGATTAAGTTGTCTTTTTTAATGTTAGTAAGTGCTGTACCGTATAAGCCGTACGACAATGCGTTAATGATAGTGGTTTTACCTGTGCCATTACGTGCTCCGCTGTCATCTCCACCTAAGTCGATGTTCTCGCCTAATACTAATGTTAAGTCCTTGCGATCAAAGTTAACAGCCTGCGTGGCATTACCTACGCTCATAAAATTACGTACAGTCAGATGTTTGATTCTAAACATTAAAGATGCCTATAGATGTCTAATAATAAGTTGGGATCGTAATGATCTGAATTGATGTTGGTTAATTGATTAGTAACAATAGTGTCAATGCTTTCAAAAGCAATGTTACCTAATTGTATGTCCTGACCAATATCCATATTTTTTACTGGAATCAATGTAAGTTCACGTAGATTGTACGTGCCCACAAACGTTTCTTTAATAAATGTAGCTTCTTCATAAGTGATATCGATGTCAATATTAACACGACAGTGCATGTCTTTTAGCAGTAGCGCATCGGGTACCTTAAGAACGTCACTTAATTTATACACTCGATATCTAGGTTGATCTGGCCAAGCATGGAATACAGGCTCTTCTCCCCATGTGAGTATCATCATGCCACGCTCGTCATCTCCTGCGTCTGCGTAGTTATGCGGGAAAGCATTGCCAATATAGGTAATGTTCTTGGTAGTTTGACGTTTATGGAAGTGTCCACTGAACATATGATCGACATGCCCGAAGTGTTCGCCGCGTAGTTCGCCGTGTTCTGGCATCTGTACCATAGCATTCATAAAGAAGTGTGGTAGTTCAAAATGGCCAAACATATACTTGGCATTCATCTTAGGAATCTTTTTATAGTCGTCACCAACTAACCAAGGTACAATAGCAACATCACCTTCGCTATAGAAATCATTTACAATCTCAATGTTGGGAATATGTCTTGCCCATTCAGCTGACTGAATATCGCGTTTATCTCTATAGTACAGGTCATGATTGCCCGGAATAAAGATAACACGATCAAAGGCTTTGCCCAACAACTCTAAAGCTGTTAGGCTATAGTTTAAGGTAACGATATTGAT